CTATCGGTCAAGCGCTGCCGCGACGAAACCGCGGAAAAGAGGATGCGGGCGGTTCGGGCGCGATTTCAGTTCTGGATGGGCCTGGGTAGCGAGGAAAAACGGGTGGTTTTTCAGCTCGATCATCTCTACGATGCGCCCGTCGGGCGAAAGTCCGGATAGCGTCATTCCATGATCTGTCAGGATTTTCCGGTAATCGTTGTTGACTTCGTAGCGGTGGCGGTGGCGCTCTTCGATTTCTTTTTTGCCATAAAGACCAAAGGCTTTCGTCGTTTCATCGAGGAGGCAGGGACAGGAACCGAGTCGGAGTGTTCCGCCGATATCTTCCACACCGTTCTGGTCAGGGAGCAGTGCGATCACCGGATGCGGCGTCTGAGGGTCCAGCTCAATGCTGTGCGCTTTGTCCAGTCCGGCTACATTTCTGGCATATTCTACGATTGCAAGCTGCATGCCGAGGCAGATCCCGAGAAACGGAATCTGGTTCATGCGAGCGAAGCGGATCGCTTCGATTTTACCATCAATGCCGCGGTCTCCAAAGCCGCCGGGAACAAGGATGCCATCCATGTTTCCAAGAAGACTGGCGGCATTTTCCTGTGTTACCTCTTCGGAATTGATCCAGTGCAGATTCACAACTGCACGGCTGGCAATTCCGCCATGCTTCAGCGCTTCTACAACACTGATATAGGCGTCGTGAAGCTGAATGTATTTACCAACCAGGGCAATGTCCACTTCGCGTGTCGGTGTCCGCAGTGCTTCCACCATGGCTTCCCAGTCAGAGAGATCCGGTGCGGGACAGTCCAGATGAAGGCATTCGCAGGCTACCTGCGCGAGGTTTTCTTTTTCCATGGCAAGTGGCGCTTCGTATAAATATTCCACATCAAGATTCTGTAAAACGTGCGAGCTTGGCACATTACAGAACAGTGCTATCTTATCTTTCAAAGATTGGTCAAGCGGATGCTCAGAGCGGCAGACGATCATATCCGGCCAGATTCCCATACTTTGCAGGGCTTTCACACTTGCCTGCGTCGGTTTCGTCTTCATTTCCCCGGAAGCTTTTAAATAAGGAATTAGCGTTACATGAAGCAGGATTGCATTCTCATGGCCGATGTCGTGCTGGAACTGGCGGATGGCCTCAAGAAACGGCTGGCTCTCAATATCTCCGACCGTGCCGCCGACTTCAATAATGGCAATCTGTGTTTCATCGCTGGAGTAATCGCGGTAGAAACGGTTCTTAATCTCATTTGTAATATGCGGGATGACCTGAACCGTGCCGCCGCCGTAATCGCCGCGCCGTTCTTTGTGAAGGACGGACCAGTAAATCTTTCCAGTCGTGACATTGGAATTTTTGTTCAGACTCTCGTCAATAAAACGTTCATAATGTCCAAGATCAAGATCTGTCTCTGCGCCGTCGTCCGTGACAAACACCTCTCCGTGCTGAATCGGATTCATGGTACCCGGGTCGATATTGATATAGGGGTCAAATTTCTGCATGGTTACTTTGTAACCTCTTGCCTTCAGCAGCCTTCCAAGCGATGCCGCCGTGATTCCTTTGCCGAGACCGGAAACAACGCCGCCGGTCACAAATACGTATTTTACTGGCATAATTTTTCCTCCAAAAAAAGAATACAGAAGACAGCCCGGCCGCCGTTGGCCTGGTGTCTTCTGTATGTTTGTAGTGGTTTTATAATTTCGAAAATAAAACAATGGGGCTATTATACACCTGTTTGGGTGGAAATGCTATATTTTTTTGACAGAAAGAGAAAAATTATATAGTAGGTATTGTGTGGAAAGTCTTAATTTTTTCTTCTATCATGTACCATAATATCTGATAAAACTTATTTTTTAAAAAAGCAGGAATATCCTATGCAGAGTTTGCCTGGGGTATTTTTGCTTTTTTATTTGTGGAACGCTGATTTAATCAAAGTTTTCTTAGAAAAATTTTCTGCAAGCTTGTACAGGACTTACGCAGATGTGGGGTTAGTGAAGGAAGACGAAAGGACGGAGGGAATGAAATGAGTACAGGTACAAAATTGGAAGCAGTGCTTTCAGAGATTACGGATGGAAACATATGGCCGTTCGTGTGTCCGCTGGAGATAGAACCGGATATGTGGATCACGTACTTTCCGGAGAAAGAACAGCCAGTGGATTACGGGGACGGAGTGAGTCAGGAGTGGATGCTTTCCTGGCAGGTCCACTGGTTTGCGAAAGGGACGCAGGATTATATGAATATCAGGAAAGATATTCGTTCCGCCCTGGAGGAGGCGGGTTTTTCGGTAACGAGTATTTTGTATTCTTTTGAACAGGATACAAAAATAATGCATCTGGTATTTTTCAGCAGCAGTCAGTCAGTTTAGGCGCAAAGAAGGGCAGAAAGGGGGGAGGAGAAGCTATGAGGCTTGAGGGCAGAGAGAGAAGCCGGAGCCGCGATCCGACAGGCAATCAGAGAAAATCGGAGGGAGGACAGGCAGTTTAGAGAGTATAAAAATAGATGGCAACATAGAAATCACACCCATTCTGGGTAGTTTATGGGGCAGATTTCGGAAACAGAGTTTCAGAATGAACGAAAAACAAAAAATGGAGGAACAGACAATGGCAAAAACAGGAATTGAATATGCAGTATTCGGTCTGCTGCAGGAAGACGGAACTTATAAAAACGGGAAATATCTGAGCCCGGTAACAAATTTTAACGGTACACCGACCAAGGCGAGCGTTACGGATTATGGCGATAACCGTGCACTTGAAACCGATAATTCAGTGACGGGCGGTACGCTGTCCATTGAGATGAACCAGGATGAGGACGATATCTATGTATTCCTGCTGGGGCATACGAAGGATGAGACATCCGGGGAGATTATTTACAATGTGAATGATACCGCACCGTATGTCGGCTGTGGTGCAATTGGAAAAAGCGGCGCGAAATATGTGGCGAAGTTTTACAAAAAGGTACAGTTTTCTGAGCCGAATGATGAAAATACAACAAAGCAGGAGAATACGACTTTTGGTCATACCACAGTAGAGGGAACCATCCTGATTCCGGAAGACGGCGCATGGAAACTGAGAGAAGAATTTGCAACACTGGCTGCTGCCAAAGACTGGCTGAATAAAAAAGTCGGCATCACAGCAGTACAGGGAGGCAACGAATGAGTGATCTGAGACCGCGCGGCATACCGGTGGTTCTGGACGGGGTGGAGAGACATTTTCTCTTTACCCTGAACATTATTGATGAAATTCAGGACCGATATGGAAAGACGCTTCATGAGGTGATTGCAGATCTGGCAAAAGCAGACGGGACTGAACATACGCTGCGTGATCTGGTTGTAATTCTGCTGAATGATGAAGCACAGCGGATGGCAAAGAATCCGGGGGAAGCATCGATGTATCCCGTGGTGACAGAGATGGAGGTCGGGGAAATGATCGGACTGGACAATTACTATACAGTCATGGCAGCAGTTCTGCGGGCTTACGGCATTTCGCTTCCGGAGCCGGAGGAGGAAGACGACCCAAACCGGAAGAGCGGGCAGACGAACCGCTGAACGTCGCCCGCCTTATCTATATCGGACAGATAAAGCTGGGGTACCGGGAGTCAGAATTGTTTCAGATGACTCCGCGGAAGTTTTTCCGGGTATACCGGGAGTTCTTAGAAATAAACGGATTGAAAAAGGAAAAGGGATCTGAAATTGAAGCACTGCCTTAAGTGAAAAGGTTTGTGCGGCAGAAAATGAAAAAGAAAGCAGGAGGATTTTATTATGGCAAAAACAGGAATTGAGTATGCAGTATTTGGCTTATTACAGGAGGATGGAACCTACACAGGCGGAAAGTACCTGAGTCCGGTGACAAATTTTAACGGCACACCAACCAAGGCAAGCGTGACGGATTATGGCGATAACCGCGCACTGGAAACGGATAATTCTGTTACAGGCGGCACACTGTCCATCGAGATGAATCAGGATGAAGATGATATTTATGTGTTCCTTCTTGGACATGCAAAAGATAAGGAGACCGGAGAAATTATTTATAACGTAAATGACACGGCTCCGTATGTCGGCTGTGGTGCAATCGGAAAGAGCGGCAGCAAATATGTGGCAAAGTTCTATAAAAAAGTACAGTTTTCCGAACCGAACGACGAGAACACAACAAAGCAGGAGAACACGACATTCGGTCACACCACTGTGGAAGGAACCATCCTGATTCCGGAGGACGGCGCATGGAAGCTCAGGGAAGAGTTTGCGACTCTGGCGGAGGCAAAAACGTGGCTGAACGGCAAGGTAGGGATTGCGGCAGCGTAATTACATGGAAAGGATCAGACAGATGACCTGCGCTGCAAGAGCATCTGACGGGAAGTGTTGTTCCGCGAGCATAAAATGAATAAGAGTTCCGGCGCCCGTTAAAAAAAACGGGCTGTGCCGGAGCTGTTTTTTGCTGTCCTGGATGCGCAGATTCGTGCGCGAAACAAAAGCTGTGCTCTGAAATTTATTGACTCGCGAGGTGTGCGAAGCTCACTTTTGTTCAAGCAGTACATACGGAGTTCTATGCATCAGCCCGCAGCCGAAAGGCGGGAAAGGGCAGAATGCTGACATTAAAAGAGCTGAAAAACAACGTTACAGAAGCTTCCTCAGCGGAGCGGGTACCTACGTATAAGGTACTTCGGGAATCAGGGATTCCGGTTGTGGTAAAGAAGGTTGTTGATGTGCAGTCAGAACTTATAGTTTATCAGAATGGATATGTGGTGTACAAAGCCAGAAAGCGGAGTACGGTATTTCCGCTTCATTCCTGCGGCGGATACAGATATGAGTTTCATCAAAATCTCAGTTTCAATGTAAAAAGTGATTTCTTTGAAAATGAAAACTGGTATATTCGTTTGTTTTTGGAAGGAGAAGACCGGATAGCCAAAAACGAAGACTGGTACAATGGAAGAAAAAGCATTTCTTACAGTGCAATTGCAGAAGACTGGAGTGAACTGGCACAGGAAGATACGGTATTAAACGCTTTCGTCATTCAGGAAGAGCTGGAGGAACTCTGGCAGCTTATGACAGAACGGCAGAGAATGGTAATGAAGAAATATTATATGGATCAGTTACAGGAGGATGAAATTGCAAAAGAGCTGGGGATTACGCAGCAGGCCGTTTCTGATACGCTTCGAAAAGCAATCCGGAGAGTTCGGAAGAAAAATAACATGTGTTGACAAAAAATCACAGTTCTATTAAAATGTAAGCATAAATTGCTTACACAGTTAACGGATGCCTGATTTTCATATCGTTTCGCAATTAAGGTATAAAATCAAAGAAAGGAAAGCATAGCGTGGATTTAAAAGAATTAAAGATGTCAAAAGATATCAATGAGCACACGTTCGGTCAGTATCTTCGGGAAAAGAGAGAGACGCTGGGCAAAAGTGTGCGGGGATTTGCGGAAGAACTGGGAATGACAGCAGCCTATTTAAGTGATATTGAAAAAGGAAACCGATATGCTCCGAGGAAATACCTTGATAAGTTTATTGAGGCATTTGAAATATCAGAAGAGGAGAAGGAAATTTTTGAGGATCTGGCTGCAGCTACCAGGGGGTACACATATGAAGATATCAATCCAATTCTGGGAGGGCAGCCTCTGGCCAGGGAGGCTCTTCGAAAATTTAAAGAGGCTAGAATACCGGAAGACAAGTGCGACGAACTGTGGCTCTCTTTTATGAAAGAGTTTGACCGAATTGCGGAAGAACAGCTTCAATTATTAAAAGAAAACGAGTAATTTAAAATACACGGAATGATAAAATGGCGCCTTTACGGCCATCAAAAATAAACGGGACAGGTTTTTTTGATGATGCGTAAAGGCGCTGTTTTTTCTGTTGTTGTACAGGAATTAGATACGCAGAGAAAAGGAGTGAATGAAATGCATCTGGATTATCCGATGACAAAAAACGGGCTATTTATTTTGGAGACAGCAGATTATGAAGACATTGCACAGTGGGTACTGTCTGAGTACCAGCCGCAGGTATTGAGAAAACCTCAGCCTCTTAATGTAGAACATTTGATGAAGGAATGTCTGTATCTTGATCTGAAATCGGAACGGTTATCAGAAGACGGGGAGATCTGGGGTTTGATTGTATTTTCGGATATCGTGTATACAGGAATCGGGAAGAATGATGAACCATACCAGATTGAAGTTCCGGAAGGGACGGTATTGCTGGAGCAGTCGCTGGATAAGCCGGAAAATACCGGAATCAAACGCTTTACCCAGGCGCATGAGGCAAGCCATTGGATTTGCCATCGCACCTATCATGCCTGGGATCACCGGCCTTATGAATTTTGCAGGCAGATAAAATGTCCTGTAATTGCCTGCCGGGCTGCGAGGGCAGAGCTTGCCGGAGAAAAGGATCGCCATAAATGGACCGATGAAGTATGGAAGGAATGGCAGGCCAACAATCTGGCAGCAGCATTGCTGATGCCGAAGGATACGTTCCTTCTGGCATTTTATGATGTCATGCGCAGACAAAGCATATACGGTGATATTCTTTTGCGAAAACATGGCAGAGCCAGGGTAACTGCAGTTGTAGATGAGATGAAACAGATATTCCAGGTGCCCGGAAAGGCAGTGGAGCTCCGGCTCGTCAGGTTTAACCTTCTGGAAGAGGAAATTTATGAGGAATGATGGGGGCTAATGGCAAATGAAAGACAGCGAAAAAATGAGCGTCGTCATTGGGGAAGTGAGGGGAAACGACAGGCTCAATAAGTTATTGTTTCGTCTTGGTACATATCAGAATAAACTGGTTATTCTGTTGAAGCAGCACGGCATTGACAGCTGCTATATGATCCCGGTTTCTGATCTGCTGGAGCCGTTCGTTACGAACCGGGATGCAATCGAGATTGCTACGACGGTCTCTCTGGATTTGGAGAAACAGGGAGAAGAATCAGGGTATGAAGTAGAAAACGAGACAGACAATATTAATAAAAGAATAAAGTAGAGAATTAATGAGAGAAAAAACAGAATAGAAGAATCCATGAGAGTTGCTGGACGACCGGAGAGATGAGGGTAAATGAAAGATCATTTATCCTATTTATCCGGTCGTTTTTTGGTTCAGGGGAATAGGTGGAAAGTTACTGTCTGGCTTCGGTTTCCGTTAAAAAAACGGGCGGTATCGGAGCTGTTTTTTGCTGCACTTACAAAGATTCTGTTATGAAATGTTCTGCATGGTTCAGATCCGGACGTCAGCCCGCAGCCGAAAGGCGGAAAGGGTAATATGCTGACATTGAGAGAACTGAAACATGCCGTTGAGAACGCAGCTTTCACGGACCGGGTTCCGACTTACCGGGCACTCCGGGAATCGGGAAGTCCGATTGTGGCAAAGGAAATGGTAGATGCGCAGAGCAGGATTGATGTTTACCAGAATGGATTTGTTGCGTATCGGGTCGGAAGACACAGCACGGTGTTTCCGCTTCATGCCTGCTGTGCTTATGTGTATGAGTTTAATCAGAAAGATCATTTTCATTTTGAGGATGATTTTTTTGAAAATAAAAACTGGTATTTTCGTGTAATGCTGGAGGGGGAAGACCGGATCGCAAAAAATGAGGACTGGTGTAATGAGAGAAAATGTATATCGTATAGTGCAGTAGCAGAGGACTGGAGCGAAATGGCACAGGAGGATATGATGCTGCATGAACTTATCTGTCAGGAGGAAGTGGAGAAGCTTTTAAGTTTTTCGACGGAAAAACAACGGATGGTGATGAAGAAATATTATATGGAGCAGATGCAGGAGGATGAGATTGCAGAAGAGTTGGGCGTAACGCAGCAGGCTGTTTCGGATATGCTGCGAAAGGGGATTCGGAGAGTGAGAAGGAAGGTTGGATAGGAAACAGTTCGGAAAAAACAGGGAGATCATGGCATATTTCAATTGGGCAGAGGTTTCTTTATATGATACAATGAAAAAAAGAGATCAGGAAGGAGAAATGCATGAAAAAAAGGTATCTTAGTTTTCTGTCATTTGTACTGATTGGGAGTTTATTAACAGGAGAGGCAGCCTGCGTGCGGGCCGTGGAAGATGAATTTTTATATGGGCCAGTGGAAGACGAGATTATTTTGGAAGAAATGGCTGATATGTCAGAGCTGTATATGGAAACGGAAGAGGATGAGTCAGAAACTTTTGAAGAGGAGCATTTGCCGGGGGAGATTGCGGTGGAAGAGGTTTCTGTGATGGAAACTCTGGCGGAACTGGTGGCGGTGGATATACAGGAAAAACCGCTGAACGAGGCTATTGTGGATTATGCGTTGCAGTTTGTGGGAAAGCCGTATAAACCTAATGGCAACAGTCTAATAGAAGGAACGGATGTTGGCGGATTTATTCAGCTGGTGTTTGGAAACTTTGGAATGAAACTGCCGCGGTCTCCAGCGGATCAGTGTAAAGGGCCATCAGACGAGCTTATTGCACAGGGTTACACACAGGGGATTAAGATTAATCCGAGATTTTGTCAGCCAGGGGATATTATTTTTAATGGAGGATATCCTTTGTTAGAACCTATTAATGAAGGGGATTCTGGGGTAGAGCTTTCAGCTGCTTTTGCAGGAATTTATATAGGAAATGGTGAGATAGTATATGTTGCTGCGAACTATGGTCCATATCCTTCTGGTGGAATTAAGGTGAGTGATTATGAACAACTTCTGGGTTCTTCTGGGATACGTTGTGTTCGATACTGGGATATTGGGAAAAGTACAATTTGTACGGAGCATGCTGTAGTGACAAAACCAGGAAAGAAACCAACCTGTATAAGTGCTGGAACAACGGCAAGAAGTTACTGTAATGTATGCGGAATGGTTATAAGCGATGAGCGTATGTTATTTAAAACGGGAAATCATATATGGAATACGGAATACACAGTAGATCAGCCAGCGACTATGACAGAAACAGGTGTAAAAAGTATACATTGCAGTGTTTGTAATATGGTAAAAGTGGACAGCGAGGAGGAAATACCAAAGATAGTCAGCCATAAATTTGGGAAGTGGAAAATCATACAGGAGCCGACTGTTGACAGTGCTTCTGTCGAGATGCGAAAGTGTCAGGATTGTGAGTTTGAGGAGACCAGAACAGGGGAAGTGGCAACACCAATACTGAGGCTGAATGCAGATAAGATTGTGCTGAAGGTGAAGCAAAAATCAAGTGCATTGAAGATTCTGGAAATGGCGAAGGGGGATAAGGTAGCATCCTGGAGGTCAAGCAACGAGAATATTTTTAAGGTGAGTAGCAAAGGAACAATAACAGCAGGCAAGAAAACAGGAAAGGCTACTTTAACGATTACCCTGAAGAGCGGTTTCAAAAAGAAGATAACGGTCTATGTACGCAAAGATGATGTGGAGACTACGAAACTTACGGGTCTTAAGAAAAAATATACGCTAAAAAAGGGCAGCAGAATGACGTTACAGCCTGTGTGTTATCCGATTACATCACAGGAGAAGATTACGTATACATCGTCCGATAAGGCAGTAGCAACTGTGTCTTCCAAAGGCGTGGTACGGGCAAAAAAGGCCGGAACGGCAAAAATTACTGTGAAATCGGGAACAGCAAAATATACCGTAACGATTGCAGTCCCGAAAACAAAAACAACAAAAATTACGGGTGTAAAAACAAAGTTGTCTCTGAAAAAGGGCAAATCGTATAGATTGAAAACAAAATTGTATCCGTCGAACAGCGATGAAGCCATTACGTATACCTCTTCGAATAAAAAAGTTGCGGAAGTAGATAAAAATGGGAAGATTAAGGCTTTAAAGAGGGGAAAGAGTACCATTACAGTGAAGTCAGGAAAGGTTACTGTAAAGTGTAGGGTGACGGTAAAGTAGAAGGATACAAAGGGTAAGAAAGAGATAAGGAGGGAAGAAGGATTTATGAGAAAAGGCAGGGTTTTGTTTTTTTTAAGCTGTGTCATATGTATGGTAGTTTGGACTGTTGGAGCTTTGGCGGCTGGTGAAGTAAAGACTGAGAGGATAGGAAATCTTGAATATGAAGTTCCGGAAGAGTGGCCAGTCAGTACACGCAGTGATGATGATATGGTGGAAAAAAGATATATGGCTGGAAACTATGTGCTGACCGTTGCTTATGTTCCAATCAAATTGGGGAGAGATTCTCTCCTTCAGGACGTATTTCTGGATATGCAGCTGGATAAGTATACATCATCTTTTGATTATTATCAGGAGTTTGAAAAAGAGAATTATGATTTTGAAGAGAACAGAGGAAGGTTCCGACTATTTCAGTATTATGATCAGGCAGATGAAACCGATTATGGGATGGCTGTTCATATGATGTGTACAGGGAAGGGAATCGGTATATTTGAGTTCAGGTTTGATGCAGCCTCTGCAGCGGTTGGAGATTATGAGGGATTTTCGAAGATTATGGATACAGTAAGGACGGTTGTGCTATCTGATGAAGGTGAGAAGAATTTGTCTGAGCCGGAAAAAGAATACACAAAATATCCGGCCGGTTTTTATAAAGTGGGCATGGATATCCCAGCGGGTGAGTATATTGTATTTTCAGAAAAAAACCAGGGATATTTTCGCGTATCCTCTGACCGCGAGCAGAATGAAATCCTGTTTAAAGAGAGTTTTTCCTATAATTCCATTATTACAGTAAAAGAGGGAGAATATCTGGAGCTTTCGGGGAGCTATGCCATTCCGATAGAAGAGGAGCCGAAAGTGATATTGAGCGGAAACGGGATGTTTAAAGCAGGGCTACATATTCCGGAGGGAAGCTATAAGCTGCAGATAAGCGGAGTAAATCCGTATTATTGTGTTTATTCGGACAGCCGTCACGGAGATATTGTTAAGAACAGTAATTTTGAGGATGAGGTTGAAGTTTTTGTAGCAGATGGCTGTTATCTGCTTTTGGATGAATGTAAATTTATGAGAATTCCGGAGGGGCCGGTAAAGAATTATACGGATTCTGAAACGGTGAAAAAAGTGCAGGAGGCACTGAATGCAGCCGGATATGACTGTGGTACGCCGGACGGAATTCTTGAGAATGTACTAGAGCAGGTTACGGTATATCAGTTGGTCAACGGTTTGACATTAACTATGACGATAACAGAGGAAGTGCTTGCATCTCTTGGCATCTAATTTTGTTGTATTATTTAAAGAAGCAGGCTTGTAAAGGATTCTGGCAGATATGGGATTAGTGAAAGAAGTTAATCCTTTTTCGCAGACTTTAATTTTGGAAAGAAAAGTCGGAAAAAAGGCCGGAACCTTGAAAATTTATTATCCTGTCCAGATTGATACGAGGTACAGGAGTGTGCATTTTGGCATGCCGTACCAGTGTATACGAACCGGCCACATCGGAACCCGGGGTAGGAACGGGTCTGGGAAGAAAACAGGAGAAAGCAGAAAGAGAGGGATTGCGGATGAAGAAGAAACGGTATTTTCTGATGGCAGCAGCTTTGCTTATAACAATATTTCTGTCCGGGTGCGAAGCCTTTATAGGCGATGGAGCCAAGGAGGGAATTGAGCAGGATATTACGGAATTTCCGGTTGAAATGGTAAAGGACGATTCCGTGTTTGTTCTTAAGGAACCGGAATTTTACTACTATGATTCGCCAGGGGTAAATTATGGGTTCTGTGTTCTGCGGATAGATACTTCAGGAGCAAAGGAAGAAGACGTCGAGTTGCTGAATACTGCTGATTTAGACTCAAAGGATGGGGAAGATATTTGGGTAAGTATGTATATTCTGCAGAATGATGATATTCAGGGGATAGGAGACAGTTTGCGGACTCTTTATTCTACATATACCGATACAGAATCAACGTTTGTACTTTATACCGGCGCTTCAAAAGAACCATATCAGGATATGTTACGGAGTGCATTGCAAGTGTACGTTACGCAAAGTGAAATGTATGAAGATGAAAACTTCCATGAGATGGAGAATAAAATAAATAAATATTGGAAACACTGGGGAATTGAAGAATTAAGAGCGAGAAAGCATGTGGCAGAAAGTTATGAAGCGATGGATTCTGATTTATGGCAGGCCATTGAACCGAAACTGATTTTTAAAAGTATAGAGGATAGAAAAACGGATTTTGAAAATGGTATAAAAAAGAAAATTCATGACGCGGTCAAAGCGGGGTCTGTCAGGCGAAAAACAAGTAATGCGGTGTCGATTATAAGACAGCTGGCACAAGAAAACGCAGGAAATCCCGGAATCGATGATAGCGCATGTATTCTTGAAATTTTGAAAAAGTACAGGAATCTATATTTGTATCCGGATAACAGACCGGCGGCGACAGGAGAAGAACTGGAACTGTTGCTTTACAGCAGTATTTTTTTGAAAAACAGATTCTATGAGAGCAGTTCCTATTATGCACTGGGAGATTTGATAGAAAGCCCCGTAGTATCTGCATATATAGGTGTGAACAATAAGATTGAGGCGAATCGTGAGCTTATTGAAAAAGCGGAGGAGGATTGCGAATTTTATAAAGGATATGCTTCAGAAGTAAGATTTCATTGATTGAAGTGACGAGTGGATTATATATAAAAATAGTTATAGTATGAAATAGGAAAAGGCGTCAGCTTAAATTAGCAGGCGTCTTTTTGTGTTCAGGGAAAACTGGAAATGGAGGCGAATTGTAATGGCGGATGAAAATACACAGGTCAATGATTTATTTGGCTTAATAGGAAAATTATATGGTGATAGAAGTATAAAGGAGGATGCAATTCATGCAGCTAAAGTACTTTATGAAAATATGGATGAACTCAGCAAAGCGATAGTGTATTTTGCAGTGAATACAGGTTTAAGAGGAACGGCCTTAAACGATTATAAAAAGGTGCTGAAATCTGTAAAAGGGAACAATCGTGGAGAAGAAAGTTATCTTGAGATTGCAAAAACCATGGCAGAAATTGTAAAGGTCATGGGAAAAATGGATAATATAGATTTGAAGAATATAACAGAATCAGTTCTCATTGTGCAGAGGTATTTAAAGGTAGATACGGTAGATGCATTGCTAGCAGTAAAGAAAATGATGGAAACAATGGGAGTAACAGCAACTCAGGCTTTTGATTTCCTTGCGGTGGGCAGTCAAAATGGATTGAATTTTTATGGTGATCTGGCAAAGATCGTAGAGGGGAACTGTTCTTTATGGCAACAAACGGGGCTTTCTCTGGAGCAGGTATTTACAATCCTGGATAATGGTCTTAATGCCGGCGCAGGCGGGCTTGGTGAGATAACCGGATATGTAAAAGAGTTTCATGATTCACTGATAAATGGTGGAATTGAGGAAACGATAGGGGGATTTTCCGCACAGACCCAATCCCTGTTTGACAGCTGGAAAAGTGGAAACGGGCTGGCGAGCGATGTGTTTTACAGTATGATTTCAGATTTGGAGAATATGGAAGACAAACAGGCGCAGCTGGCGCTGGCTTCGAGTATCTGGTCATCAGGAAGTTCAGAAGATGCCATGCGTGTCTTATTCTCACTGAATGATGTTAATAATGCATACGAAAATCTGGACGGTACAATGGAACGCATAAAAAAGGCCGAAGCGGAGAGTGTTGAGGCGCAGGTCACGGGATTCAAGAATAAGGCCGAGGAAATAATTGTTACGCCGATAGCAGATGCATTCAGTCCAATTGTTGCAGGGGCTGTCCAGATAGGGACAGATCTGTTAAATGAGATAGATACAACAATTATACGTCCGGAGAGAATGGAACTGGAAGCTTATACGGCTGATGCAAAAGAAGCCAGGAAGGTAATTGATGATATCCTGAGCGAGAATAGCACAAAAATTTTAGATACGAAAGAACAGACAAAACATTTGGACGAATTGATAAAACAGGCTCTGGAATTAAACAGTATTAGCGGGAAAACAGATCTGCAAAAAATGCGCATGGATGAGACAGTCAAAGAGTTGGGGCAAATGATACCGGAGATCAGCCAGGCATATGATACACAGACCGGCAAGATAGAACTTACCAATAATGCAATAAAGGAATTGGCTAAGAGTAAAAAGAAACTGATGACGGACAGTGCAGAAAAAACAGCTTTAGCGGCAGAACAGCAGGCGTATACGGAATACTGGAAAACGCTTAACAATGTGCAGATGGCAGAGAAAGCCCTTCGTGAGGAGCAGGAATACTGGGATGGGCTTCATGTGGGCTTACTGGAAATTGATATGGATCTGAAAGACGGAAACAATATTACAGAAAAACTCAAAGAGGTAAAAACCAGTCTGGAAGATGCGAAAAACACAGGAAAAATCAGTGTGGAAGAGTATGAAGCAGCGATAACGGAACTGGAAAGGAGCGGCTCCGATATCGCTTTTATCCTGCAATATGTTGAGGAACGGCTCGGAACCTATACGCTTGCTGAAGTAGGCGCTAAAACGGAGACGGATAATCTGAGTGAAAGTATTGAGAATTGCGGAAAGAGCATTGTGGCACATGGAGGGGTGATTCCAACAGTTACAGACGCGCTGGATCAGAATACAGAAGCCATGAACCAGAATGCAGATGCCTCCGAGCAAAACGCAGACGCTACAGGGCAGACTGCAGAAGCGGCGGAACAAAATGCGAAAGCGCAGAAGGAAGAATCTGAGGCACTGGAAGAAAACTCAGAGCAGACGGATGCAAATATACAAAGTCAGGAGGTGCTGAGTCAAAAACAGACGGAGGTATCTGAGTCATCGCAGGAAAGTACGGAGGCGCTGGATGAACAGACATATGCGCTGTTGGAGAATATAAAGGCAGCCCAAAACGTTGCAGTGGTTCAGGAGCAGGCAGCACAGTCCGTCAGAAGTACTTTTGACAGTGTAAAGTCCGGTATAGAATCAGACCTGCAGGGCAAGCTGTCGCTTTTTGATATGTTTGACAGAGAAGACGGCGGCGCAGATTTGAGCGTCGAAGATATGACCGAAAATCTGGACAGCCAGATTGAGGCGTTTGATAATTATCAGAAAAATTTGGAAGCGGTCAAGGAGCATGTCGGAAAAGAAATCTCACCGGAATTTATGCGTTATCTGGAAGATATGGGGCTGGAAGGAGCAAATACACTGGAACATATTCTTCAGACATTTGCAGACGAGGAACCGGAAAAGGTAAAGGAATTGTCTGACAAGTGGGGACAAGCGATGAATCAGACCGAACAGATTGCAAATGCAGGAGCGGCGAATGCAGCAGCTTATGCTGCGTCTATCGGTGAATTTGGTTCGTCTGAGGAAGAGTTTTCAGAGCTGAGTGCTGCGGTGGATGCGGCCGTATCGTCGGTTGCCTCTGGATGGCAGAAGCTGCCGGAAGATACGGAAAGTGCATTGCGAGAGGCAATTCGTGTTGCAAAGGAATGCGGAATTGCAATTCCGGAAGGACTGACAGAAGGGATAGGCTCTGGCGTATTGCTTCCTGAAGTAGCAATTGCGCAATTAAATGGAAGTTTACAGGGAACATTTAATGGGCTGGTGGAGGCTGCACAGGAAGCTGGTATTGAGGTTCCGCCGAATCTGGCAGAAGGGATTGCTGGAGGTGGACAGGAAGCAATTGATGCGTATAAGGCTCTGATTGCATTGATTTTGTCTAATGGTTCTGCATCGGGAATGGATACGACCGGAAGCGATATAACATCAATGATCGGTAATGGCATCGAAAGTGGCGGCGCAGGTGTGATCGAGCAGGTAAAAGGCGTAGTAAACGGTGCCCTTACTGCAGCTGGTTCTGATCTGGGTTCCTGGCTTGGCGCTGGTATGAGCATGGCAGGAGGTGTTGCTCTTGGCATTGGTATGGGGGCGTCCGGGGCTATTGCCGCGGCCGCTTCTATGGCAGCAATGGCACTTGCTGCTGCAAAAGCAGTTCTGAAGATTGCATCTCCGTCAAAAGTATTCCGAAACGATGTTGGCGCAAGGATATCAGAGGGATTTGCATTTGGTATTTCGGACAAGGCTGCACTTGCGGGAAAAGAAGCTGCAAAGATGTCAAATAAAATATATACAGAGGGGACGAAGTGGCTTTCGAAGTATAAACGGTCGCACCAGGTTTCGCTGGAAGAAGAGCGCTGGTACTGGCAGCAGGTAGTAAAACATACAAAAGAAGGAAGCGCAGCAAGAAAAAAAGCGGAGGCAAAAATACAGAAAGCCGCTGCGGCAGAGTTGAAAGGTGCAGGTTTTTCAACGAAAGCAGCATCGAAAACAGCAACCAAGATACAGTCAAATTTCGGCGTGTCCGAAAAGGATGGGAAGAAAAAGAAAAGTGCGGCAACGTATTATTCGGAAGTATATTCAGCAGCTGAAAAATATGCTTCGAATCAGCAGATACTCAATGACTGGTCGCTGTCGCAGGAACTGAGTTACTGGAGCGCAGTAACCGGGCAGCTGAAAAAGGGTACACAGGCCTGGTATGATGCGACAAAAAGGACAAAAGATTTGCAGGAAAAGATAAAGGAAGAAGAGGCCAGAGCTGCGCAGGAACGAATAAAAACGCATCAGAATGTCCAGAAAGATATTTTGGATAAATACAAAGTTTATTACAAAGTTTCCGCCAAAGCGGAGGCTGATTACTGGAATATTGCACGGCAGCAGTTTAAACAGGGAACCGATGAAAGAATTCAGGCAGATCAGAAATATTTGAATGCACTGGAAGACTGGTATAAAGAACGGAAGGATCTGGATGAGGACTATGCGAAAAACAGCCAGGATATCAACGAGCGTCTGACGGAAGATGTAAAAAATTTACAGGATACGTATCGGGATGCTGTTGAGAGCCGGAAAAAAGATATTCTTTCTTCGATGAATCTTTTTGAAGCCTGGGATGCAGAGGGATATACGGCAGACGCATTGTTATATAATCTCAAGACTCAGGTAGCGGGGCTTGCACTATGGCAACAGCAGTTGGAGGAGCTTGGAAGAAAGGGACTTGCGTCTGAACTGATGGAGGAGCTGCGCGAAATGGGACCTGATGCTGCTGCAAACATTTACTCTTTGAATCAGATGACAGCAGAGCAGCTGGATGAATACAATCGACTTTGGGAACAAAAGGGTGCTTTGGCACAGTCGCAGGCCCTCAAAGAGAACGCCCCTTTGCTTGCAGATACAAATAAACAGATTAGTGAATTGCGGGCAGAGGCTCAGGCTGAGCTGTCTGCATTGAACGCAGACTATCGGGCTGCATTGGAGGAATTGAATGCAGGAATTTCCGGTGATCTTAGAAGTCTGATCAATAAAGCGGGAAGCATTGGAGAAGACACGGTTTCCGGACTTATTGCCGGAATCGGAAAGGCTGTTGATTCGGTAGAAGTATACAACAGCACAACGCGGGTGGTAGATTACGTGTCAGGACAGCTTGGGGCACTGCAGCAGGAGGGGATGGTTATTGGACAGAATACACTGAATCAGATTCTGGACGGTATGACCGATTATACCAAAATAGACACTGCGTCCAGACAGATGGTACAGTCTATAAGACGTGCAGTAGAAGAGGAAACAGGCAGGAGCCTGCAGCAGGCAGCTTTGCAGGCTCAGGTAGAGCAGCTGGATGTTTCCGGTATTGCAAGGCTGAACCAACTGACAGAATATGATTCGCGTCAGGAGACCATTGTAAACATAGACAACCATGAGATTCTGTCTGTCATGCAGCAGATGCTGGATGGAATGTGGGGGATGGTGGATGAGATGAAAGGGCTGCAGGTTGTGATGTATCCGGATGTGGTTGCAGGAGAGCTGCAGCCTATTATGAGTCAGGAAAATGCGGCAGCAGCAGTCAGAAAAAGCAGAGGTCGGTATTGATTTCAGAAAGGAGAGGAGAAACATGCTGATTAATAACTGGGATATTTTAAATGCCGGAGCAAGACAGTGGAATGTAACTCCCGGCTATCATGCAATTTCAAATAGCAGTGACTGGAGCGGCGGCAGTTTGTCACCGCTATTTTTGAAAAATGAACTTGGTGTCAAAAAGATAAAAGTAATATTGATGATCAAAAGAGAAGGTGGGAGACAGGAAATACTTGCAAGATGCAGTGATATTTTGTCACGCCTGGTAGAACCGGCAGAATTGAAGCTTGATGATTTTGAACACAGATTTTATGGAGTACTGGAAAATTACAGCCTGGAAGAAAATCCAATGAAAATTTCTTCGGTTAATTTTAACCGTATGGCAAAATTAACGCTGGAATTTGGCTGCTATGAATTTGCTGTTTTGGAAAATGGGGATCCATTTTCTGTTTTGGCAGACGGAGAAACAAGCATGGTTATTAATAATACAGGAAATCTTCTGACACCTGCAATTGTAGAAATTACACCTAAAATCGGAGCTGCGTCTGTGACCCTGACGGGGATTTGCCGGGATCTGGGAACACTACAGCCGCTTCCCGTAACAATTCGTGAATTGAAAACCGGAAAAACAGTTGTGTTGGACGGGGAAAGCGGGTTGTTTACTCAGGAAGGAGAGCTGAAAGCAGAGCTTGATATCTGGGAACGTCCGACACTGCTTCCCGGTGAAAACAGGATAACCATAAATAATAATCAAATGATTCTTACAGTGAGAATGCGTCCACGTTTTATGTAGCAGGCAAAAAATCAGGAATAAGAGGAGAATAAGAAAATGAGAATGACGTTAAAAGAAGTAAACAGACACTTTACAGAGTTGGCCGGATTTGGAAAAAAGGTGTTTCCGTCAAGACTTGGATTCGCAATTTCCTGCAACCTGGAAAGAATGCAGGAGGAGATCGAAAGAGTGGAAAAGGAGAGAAAGAAACTCTGTGAAATGTATGCAGAAAAGGATGAAAGCGGAAATGTACTTATGGCGGAGAGCGTTATAAACGGTCAGAAAATGCAGGAATATAAAATGTCGGAGGAGAATAAAAAGGCATTCTCTGAGGAATATACACAGCTTCTGGAAACAGAAGTGGAGATCGATATCAGAAAATCAGGGATGGAAGAAATTGAACAATGTGAAAAGATAGAACGTTATGATCTGCTCAGTGTGGCAGAGCTGCTTGCGTTGTCATTCATGTTAGAAGAATAGAGGAGGTGTGCCCTATGTTAAAACTTTTTGATAAAAATCACAAGGCCATAGGGCATCTTGTGAAATATAAGGATTGCAGGATAGAGAGCGATGTTGCCACTGGTGATAAGACGCTCTCTTTTACGTATCTGGCGAATCATCATCGTCTGGAAAATGAGATGTATGTACAGACGGAGGGCGATGAGTATGTAATCAAAGAAGTACCGTCAGCAACGGGGACTTTTTCACAGATTGTTGCAATTTTAAATCTGGAAGATTTAAAGCAGGAAATGTGGCAGACCTTCTCAGTAACAGATACTACGATTGAAGAAGCGGCAAGGACAGTACTTGCAGGAACAGGATGGACGATTGGTTACTGTGACGTTACAAAAAGGCGAAACGCCGGTATGGTGCAGGTGTCGTCTCTGGATGTAATACAAAATCTCTGTACAGCGTTTTTATGTGAACCACTATTTGATACTCTGAATAAGAAAGTATCTTTTTTTAGAAAACGAGGAGAAGACCGGGGCGTTTATTTTCTGAAAGGATTGAACTTAAAGAAGATTCAAAGAAAAAGCGACAGCTATGATTATTATACGCGGATTATACCGGTTGGACAGAATGGGCTTACGATCGAATCAGTGAATGATGGGAAAAATTATCTGGACAATTTTCAGTATTCCAATAAAATTTTGACCTATCTGTGGAAGGATGAGTCTTATACAGATCCTGAGGCTTTAAAGGAAGACGCTCAGATGAAGCTTGAAGATTTGTCTAAACCTGAGATTTCTTATCAGGTAGAAGTTCGAAATCTGGCGGCGCAGAGACCGGAATATGCGGAGTTTGCGTATGCACTGGGAGATACAATAAAATTGGTTGACCGGGAAACAGGAATTATGGAATGTCAGCGAATTAAAAAGCTGACCCATTATCCGGATGCTCCGGATCTTGATACGTGTGAGATTGCAAATACAGTTTTGACGTTTGAAGAGCTTCAGCAAAAATATCAGGCTGCAGCGGAAGTTATTAATTATACAGTGGCGGGAGACGGACGCTATACGGGGAAAATTAATGTTTCCGATATTTTACATTTTGAACAGGGAGTAGCTGGCAGCAATACTGTAACCGAAATTAATAGCAGTATTTTTACAATGCAGGGAGAATTGGGAGAAATAGGTCTGTCAATAGGGCAAATTAAGACAAACTATTTAAAAGCAGACGAGGCAGACCTTAAATACGCTACGATCGGAAATTTGAATGTGATAGATGAAGCGGTGCATTCTATTCGGGGCGACTATGCTGATTTTAAAACATTGACTGCACAGGAGATTGCTGCAGCCAATGCCCGGATAGATAACATAAACGCCGGAACTGTCACTACAGAATACCTGGAAGCAAATTATGCCAGTATTGATTTTGCCAATGTGGAAATTGCTTCTGTTGGTGAGATGCTCGTAAGGGCTGGCGTGTTGACGGATATGACCGTTGTAGATGGTTATGTAACGGGTCAGCTAAATGGCGTGCGTATTAATGCGGATGTAATAACTGCGGGAACGTTATCAGTAGACCGCCTGATGGTGACCGGCGAAGACTCAATTGTCTATCAGATTAATGTGGCGAGCAGCGGCCTAACGATGACGGAGCTTGAAAACGAGAAATATCAGAAGTATCTGAATGGGACAGATATTGTTGCAGGAAGTATTACAGGGGACAGGATCGCAGGAAATACAATCACAGGTAATCACATTCTTGCAGGAAGTATTACAGGAGACAGGATTGCAGCAAATACAATTACCGGTGAAAATATAGCTGCAGGAAGCATTACAGCCGGTAAGATTAACACACGTGATCTTTTTTCAAAAGAGATTACAGCAACCGGAAGCATTTCAGGTGTAAAAATTAATGCAACGAGAGGTAAAATAGGCGGATGGAACATTGGATTAAAAAGTCTTTATGCCGACGAGAGACATCTGGAGAAAACGTGGACGAGAACTGTTATTTTGCAACCACCAGGCGCTGCCCTGCTTGGGGATATGTTGGTAACTCCTGTAAATTGTACAGCAGATGTGTTGGATGATACTATTTATATTACACCGACAAAAGACGGACACGGGCGCGTGCGGGTTGGCGTTCCAAACATAGAACCGGGCAAATATACAATCACCGTATACACAGACTATCAGGGGGAGGGCAAGGAAAATGATGGACAGGCTTATGTTGCCTGGCGTCATCAGGATACATTTCAGACGGAATGGGATACGGATGTCGTTCCTTCGCCCAATACAGGGACAACTGATCTTAAAGAACTGGAAGATAACAAGCAGGGATGGCCGGTTAAGATGAGCACTATTCTGAATACACCTGCAAGTTCTGCACCATACCAGATGATGATATTGGTATTTAATGCCGAGAGCATGTACGTAGATGTGGATTTTTCCTTTGTGATATCTATAACAAGAGTAGAAGACGGTGTGATTGCAGACGAATATTCGCATGCAGTCGTTGGTATAAAGGAAACCAAAGATGGCGTTACAACTTTTCCATTTTATATAGATGACAGCGGAGAAGTTCATAGTGATAGATTCGCTTGTTTCAGCAGTATGCATTTAGAAAGGGGACTTACTACGAAAGGGAATATTAACATTTCCGCGCCATCTATTCCATGTATCAAATTCCGGAATACAAATTATTCACAATTGGATCTGTATTCTAGTCAAATTCAGGAAAAAAGTCCAGGAGTGCTGGATATAAACGATGTTGAAATAGAGAGCGGACTGTTGACTGCAAATTCTATAGTAGTAAAAAGAGGGCTGGAAATTTCAACGATTGGAGGATTATGGATAAATGGAAAAACAGCAACAAACTGTATTTATAGCTCTACGAAACAACTTGAGGGTAAATATTACCCGATGATGCGAATCAATACCGCATCCGGCCATGTGTGGAATATCGGAGGCATTGGCGATAAAGTAGGTATGTATGGGTATAATCAATCGTTGACAGGAAATGGGATAACCTGGAATACGGAATGGGATGTAGGCACAGGTTATCTTAAACACAGCAGCAGCTTTGAAGCATACAAAATATATACCGGAACTATTGAATTAAGTGCACAATATCCTTTTATCGACTTTCATTTTAACAATTCGACAAAAGATTATACGAGTCGGATTTGGGAGAACGCAGAAGCAAGCCTGATGGTAAATGGCGTGACCTGTACCAGCAATGGGTTAAGTACCGTATATGTAGCTGCAAATAACGGCTTTTTCCTCGGCCCGATAGGCGCAACGCCATATATTTACAATGAAAATAACAATATTAATTTCCGCTATATGAATGGAAGCACAATGGCCTATGCAAACGTACGGGATATGGTAAATGCAATCAATGCAAGACTGCCATTGAGCGGAGGAAATATGACAGGAAATATTAACGTACCAACGAACTATGGATTACGTTGCCAAACAACCAACCATTGGGTGATACGTCCATATTTAAATGGCACAGAGAATTGCGTCGGAGTTGGAAATGCAAGTACGCCCCTGAGGTTATTTACAACAAGCAGTCGTGTATGGCTGCATAATACAAGCACATATTTTGCCACGACGTCAGGATCGGACTGGCGCTTAAAAAAGGATTTTTCAGAGATTACAGAAGCATATGAGAAAATGTATATGGATGTAAACGTATCAGCTTTCAGGTATATTCTGGATGATGCAGAGGTTCATTATGGATTTATAGCGCAGGAAGTAGAGGCAGCCTTATTGAAATACGGTCTTTCACCTGACAGTAATCTGTATGGTGTATCTCAGGCAGTAAAAGATGAGGTTGAGGTAATACATGATACGAACGTATATCATGTAAATTATCTGGAGTGGGTTCCGCTGAATAAATATATGATTACAAAAGCGATAAATCGCATAGATGCATTGGAAGCTGATGTGGAAATAAGAGTCAGTACAATATTATCCAGGGAAGAAGAGATGCAGAAAAAGCTGGATGCTGCTGTATATGAAATTGCAAGGCTCAAAGAAGCAAAAGAGAAAAAGGGGGAAGAGCTGGAACAGTTAAAAATCAGGGTATAAGCAGTAAGATTTTACGTGAAATAAGAAAAATCAAATTTTTATGGGGATTGGCAGAAAGGACAAACCAGTGGCAGAGTTTATTATGAAATACTGGCTGGAGGCCGGCTTCGGGCTGCTGTGTGCAGCCGTCGGAGCCGGTTTCCGGCTGGTGGCAAAAAAATTACAGGAGCGCCAGAGGGAGGAAGCGGCTGACCGGGCGGAACAGGAAGCACTCAAGGAAGGCGTGCTCGCCCTGCTTCACGACAGGCTGTACCAGGGGTGTCGGTATCATATACACAACGGCCGGATTACAGACGAAGAAATGCGAAATATGGAATACCTGTATAATGGATATCATGCGCTTGGCGGTAATGGGACAGGCACAGAGCTGTACGAGCGGGTGAAACGGTTACCTTTAAAGGAGGCGTGAGAAAATGAGAGACTGGAAAAGATGGGGACAGGCTGCGGGAATACGGGCAGCAAGAACCGTGGCGCAGGCAGCCGTGGCAGCGATCGGGTCAGCGACGGTCCTCGGTCAGGTGGATGCGAGGATGGTGGCGTCTACAGCAGTGCTGGCAGGAATTCTGTCACTGCTGACATCAGTGGCCGGACTGCCGGAGCTGGAAGAATAGAGGGCGGGAAACCGCTCTCTTTTTGTGCTGCGAATATGCAGCGGAGAGGAGCAGACATGCAGATCAATAAAGATTTTATATCAAATCAGAACAGCTATGTGGATAATAATCCAAAGTATATTGTGATTCATAATACGGATAATTTTCATAAAGCCGCAGATGCAAAAGCCCATGCCCGGGCACAGCATAACGGGAATTTTACGGGAATGTCCGCGCATTATTACGTGGACGACAGCAGCGTATACCAGACAATGCCACACAGCCGCGGAGCCTGGCATGTGGGTGTGGATTATGGAGGAAAATTGTTTGGCAATGTGAATAACCGGAACAGTATTGGTATTGAGATGTGTGTAAATGCCGGATATGACTATGAAAAAGCATTTCAGAATACTGCTGCGCTTACGCGGCAGCTTATGCGGGAGCTTGGAATCCGTACGGACCATGTGGTAATGCATTATGACGTCTGCGCTAAGAACTGTCCGTCACAGATTCGGGCAAAAAAGGACTGGAACCGCTTCCAGGCTCTGATTGGGGCAGAGGCTTCAGAGGTGCGGGGAATTGTGGTCAGCGACAGCAGTATTGAAGAAATCAGCAAAGTGGTATACGGGGAAGCAGGGGTGATTCATTCTTATGATGCGCTTCTTGGCGTGGCACAGTGTATTTACGATATGTGGAAGTCCGGACAATTCGGGCAGACGGTTACGGAGGTGATGCAGCGCAATTATGCAGCTTATGGCAGGCAGGAAACCACAGAGGAAGCGTGCAGGGCGGTGCACGATGTATTTTGCAAAGAAAAAAGGCGTTTTCCGGAAGCCCAGATTTTGCAGTTTCGCAGTTTTACAAAATACTCTGACGGCACCGGAAACATAGACAGACAGAAATGCGCGGACTTACTGAATCAATATGAGTATCTTGGCAAGGATGCCAGGGATAACCGTTGGGGACATCTGTATTTTGGGTATAAAACAAATCCAGTACAGCAGGATTGCCGCCAGTTCCTTGTGCAGGCAGGAAGCTTCAGCAGTCGGGAAAACGCGGAGAAGCTGGTGAAGGAATTGAAAGCGGCGGGATTTGAGGCAATTATAAAATAGAAATACGAAGCCGAAAAAATGTACGATAAATATCGGAATTTTATAAAAAAATTAGTTAAAACACATAAAAATATTTTGCAATGTGGAAAATGTATGTTAGAATAGAAAGAAAACAAATGATGGAGGGATGAGTT